CTGTAGTATCCCCTGATAAGTTTAGGGCTGTAGCTGATGTAGTTGAAGCTGAAATAATAGAAGCCATTGTTTATCCTAAAGTACAACCCATCTTGAACCTGATGGTAAAGTTATTGTAACGCCAGATGCAATAGTAACTGGGCCTACTGACATAGCATTGTCAGCAGATGGAATAGAAAATGTAGTACCGATTGCTTTACTATTTAGTATTATACCATTTGATGCTTGGATTGCAGGTACAGCTAATATCCCAGTACCAGTTGTATAAGTAAAGTTAGCCGATAGAGCAGGTGTCGTAGTACCTTGACCAAATGGTATGTAAGTAGTCGTATAAGTTACTGCTGGGGCTTTATTGTTAAAAGTTGTCCAATCAGTTGAGGTCAGATACCCATTTACAGAAGTAGTAGCTGCTGCCATTGATATTGCTGGAGTTGCGCCACCACTAGACACTACAGGCGCAGTACCTGTAACACTTGTAACAGTACCACTACCTTTATTATTAAATGTAGTCCAATCAGCCGAAGATAATGCCCCACGATTAGTAGCTGAAGCCGTAGGCACTTGTAAAGTAATAACTGGGGTAGTAGTGCCTGTTGCTACAGTTGAACTTAAATCAGTACCTGTCGTGCCTAAAGTTAATGCTGCTACACTTGTAACAGTGCCATTGGTATTAGACTTGTTATTAAACGTAGTCCAATCAGTTGAAGTAAGATAACCATTAACTGAAGTAGTTGCAGCAGCCATACTAATAGCAGGAGTTGTGCCACCACTACTTACTACTGGTGCTGTGCCTGATACGCTAGTAACTGCGCCTGTACCTTGATTACCTGCTACCGATACTGCCCATGTTGCATAAGTTCCCGATCCGCCTGTTAAATCTACATTGACTGTCATTGAAGTTGTAGCAAATGCAGTAATTACACCTTCCATAAAATTAGATGGTGTAGTTGTGTAAGCAAATCGTACTCTTGTACCTACAGTAAATGCTGAAGATGTAGCAGGAATACCTACTGTAAATGTCTTACTGCCTGTGCCAATTAAGGTAGAAGTAGTAGAAGTCTGACCATAGTAGCCAATACCAACTTGTGATAAGGCTTGAATAGTAACAATAAGACTTGGAGATTCAGGTACAACTGGGTCTGTTGTAGCAGGTATTGTAATAAGTTGTACACCTGTTGTATTTGAGTGCCATACTATTTCTAAATAATCACCAGCAGATAGATTAAAAAAAGAATTCCAACTAACAATCTGTAATCCATTATTTGAACCATGTTTAGCTGGAATACCGACTGTACCAGCACCATCTGCAACATCTACGCCATTAAGTCTAAAAAATATAGATACATCTGCAATAGCAGAGTTAGGATTAGATAGTTGTGCGCTAAACTGTAAATTATATACACCAGCATTAGCTACAGTTAATTTAGTACCTGTAACAATACTTACACCATTTTGTAAATCAATAGTGTTAATGCTCATTACATAATTAACTGTCGTGCTAGTCGCTGTTACTGTCGTAGTATCAATGTAAGAACCATAATGACCAATAGCCCCTGCTAAAGCCGTAGCACTTGTCCATGTAGGAGCTGCGCCACCAGATGAAGTTAAGAATTGTCCAGATGATCCTGTAGGCGTATAAGCTTGAGCCGTTCCTGTACCATAAGTCACACCACCTAAAGTAGGTGTAGCCGTAGTATTAGTACCGCCATTGGCAATAGAAAGTACACCTGTAAACGTAATATTTGGAGTTGTACCGCCAGTAGAAGCAATATTACCACTACCTGTTACCGCAGTTACTGTTCCACTTCCTTTATTATTAAATGTAGTCCAATCTGTGCTAGTTAGATAACCTGATACGCTTGTTGTAGCTGCTGGCATAGCAATAGTTGGAGTAGTTCCACCAGAGCTAGTAACTGGGCTAGTAGCCCCTACAGAAGTAACATAAGTTCCTGCTGGTTGTGCGCCTACATCTGTATAAGTTAATACAACTGTACCGGTATAGCCATTAACGCTTGTAACTAAGTCAGTATTATCTATCTTTTGCCATACTGAGCCATTAAACACAGCCCAATCACCTATTTGCCAATCAGTAATGCCGTTTAGGTTAGTTGTACCTGCTGTGGCTACTACATAATAATAACCTTTAGTACCAGCACTAGATAACAATGTAGGTACGTTAGTAGTTGCGTTCCATGTGCCTTGATAGTTTAAGTCACCTAATGCAGGTATTTGACTGACAGGTACTTTACCACCAGCATCTAACGAAGCCACACCATTAGCAGCACCAACGTTTAAATAAGCAGCCGTACCTAATGAGCCTGGTTGAACCGCAGTATCAGCTTTAGCACCTTGAGCAGCAGTAGCAAAAGTAGAAGCATTGTAGCCACTATCTTTAATCAATTTGCCCGTAGTCATATCAAAGGCAGCAAAATTACTATTTACGGCACTAGCTGGCCCGTAAACATTACCAGCAGTTAATAATACTTTTTCAGATGGGAGGTCTAAGAATATATCCTTAGTACCAGTAGCGAAATAGACTAACGCACCACCATTAGATGATGATAAAACTGTATCACGAGTAATCTTATTGCCAGCGAGTACATAAGTACCAATGCCGACTTCCCATGAGTTATTAGTGCTATCTACAATTGTATAATAAGTAGTAGAGCCATTACCAATAACGCTAAATGGCTGATAGTTAGCTTGTGCGCCACTAAGATTAGCATCACCTATACCTGTTATTGGGGTTGTTTCTAATACTCTGTCAGCAAGCACTAATGCCATTATGCTACTCCAGAAATTTTGCCGTTTTGATCTCTAATAACTTGCTTAGGCTTAGTCAATTGTTGCACTAAGTTTTGATGTGACATTTGTTGTTGCATCATCAAGTCTTGATTGTGTTGTTGTTGTATAGCTACCATCATACCCATATTTTGGTTAATTGAATCAACTAATCCACTCAATGCAGATGTTGGTTGCTCAATGCCACCAGGCGACATTTCTGTTAGCGTTTCTTGTTCTTTAGCAGCGTTAATATCTATAGATTTAAGATGTAAATCAGTTTTAGCTGATATTTCAGCAATTAACACCTTAGTATTGTTATCCATCTCTGTTTTCCACTTGTCATACTCAAGCCGTTGAGCTTCCATTTGCATCTTCATTTGCTCAACTTGTTGATCCGCTTGCATTTTCATCATTTCAGGTGTAGGTGGCGGTGGTTGTGGTGGTGTGGCATCTTTCTTAGCTTGTGCTTGTTTCATTTGGTCAGCTAAGTTATCAAACTCACCCTCTAATGTGCGACCTACTCTAAAGCCAGTTACACCAAATTTAAGCAAGTCCATCATCAAAGGTACTAATTGAGGCGCAACTTGAGCAGCTTGTACGGCCTTCTCAACAAATGCGCTAGTAGCCGTCATAAACTCAATGCGGTCTGCCTTTTCTTGTTGCTCATCAGCATATAACATTGAATCTGTAGCCACTTCAATACGGAATGTACGAGTAGCATTGTTCTTAATCAACTCTAATGCTTGTGGAATCATCTGTTTGTCAGTTTCAGATAAGTTTTCAGCACCCCCAATTTTTAGAATAGTTTCTGGTTGAAAGTGTTGGCAAATAATCTGTGCCTTAATTTTTAGAATCTCACTAGCAAACATAGCTACATCATCTTGGAATACTTTGAGACGGAGTGTAGCGTACTGACCTTTAATCTGTTGTGCAGTTGCAGTTTCATTAGCGTTACTAGCACCACGAATAATATCGGATATGCCTGTAATATCATAAATCTGTTGTTTGACTTGTTCCATAGCTTGATAAGCATTTTTTAACGCATTGGCTATTGGAGTAATATCTACAATATCAATTGAACCACGTAAGCCTGATTTTTCTGCAAAGGCTGAAAAGTTTTTAATAGGTATAAGAGAGTTGTTATCACCTTCAGTAAATAGGCGAGCCAATTCAGGAGTTGAGGCATCATATACACCCCGTACTTTTAATGCGTCTATCAGCCCCTTAATGCGGTCTGCAAGCACATCTAACTCATTTGCTTGGTCTTGGTATAACGTGTAATCAGGTACAGGCACTAAAGATTCATTAGTAATCGTAGCGTATAGCGGTTTAGGACATGGCCAGAAATCTTCTAACTCTAATGGATCATCTACCTCATCAAGTGTTTTACCCAATGACATACTAATCCAACATACCTTCTTAGCTTCTTTATCCCACAGCTCTACGATTAAGGCACGTTTTCCTACGCCTTCAGTCTGCTTCATCTTTTGATCATCTGGTGAGCTATCTAACGGAATTCTGTCAGCCAAATCACCAAACTTATCTTCAGGGAAACGATCACGTAACATACCACGTGTCATATAGACTTTACGCCATACGCAAGTGACTTCATCCCATTGTCGTGCTACTTCATGTCCAAAGTCTTTCCAATGCACGTAGTCCACAGGAGTTGATTCAGTTTTAATATATTCTTCTTCTGATTCTGATTCTAAATCATCTTCTGAGATAGATTCCATGCCTTCAGATGATTGTGTATCAATAACAGGCTCATAACGTATCCATGCTACACCACGACCACCTAAGAAGCGATCATAAACCGCAGCCGTTAAGGTAGAGTGAAAGTCGTTAGAATGAGTAATCTCAAAGTCTAATGCACGTTCTATTAGCAATGATGCTACGCGTGCTACTGGATCGTTATCCTTAAACCTACGGGATACATCAGGTTTAGGCATACGTGAGAATGTGGCTGCTTTAAATGTCTGTACGTTAGCCCACAAAATATTGTAGTGTGATTGTGATGTAGTTTGTGTTCTGTCATCACGATAACGCTTAATAATCTTTTCTGACCGACCTTCCCACCGTTTAAACTCACGGTCGTACATGGTCATCATATTAAGATAGTTTTGTGTGTCGTACTTCTTTTGAGTTTCAGCCATGATAATTATGCAAATATAACAGTAGCTGAGACTGTACCACCGATTACAATATATAACCCTGTTGTGTAGCTAACTGGAATATTGTAGAAAGTACCTGCTGTTAGTGTAAAGACTGTAGCGATTGGTGCAGTAGTAGTTGTTGTTGCTGAATCGTAAATAGTAATTGTTGGAGTAGCTGAAGCTGCACTAACAAAGATACCTACTAAATCCCCTAAGATTGGTGTTACGTTACCAGTAGCTGATATAACTTTATAGCCACCTGTGATTACTTGATTGCCCATATTAAATCCTTCCCTGTGATTTAGTTGTCTTAGTCCACAACTCGTTTAGTGTAACCTCTGTTTCACCAATACGAAGCCCTGTAATTGGTATTGCTTTTGCTAACTCTGGTCTAGCTTCTTCACGCCAGTTAATCGCTAAATATCTAAATGAATCTGAAGCATGAGATGTCCAATCATGTCTTGGCTTATCTTTAAACTGTTTCTTGTCATCATCCCATTCACGCTGATACTGTTTCAATGCTTCTAAGCCTTCAGAACATCTCTCACGATCAAACCATACTCTAGGCATCATCTGTCTAGCAGCTTGAATACCATCTTGCATAGAAAGACTAGGCGTTATAGCCATGTTCTTTATACCTAAGTGTTCAGCTAACATCTCTATCACCGACTTACCACCACTTGCTAAAGTCTTTGCTCTAGCATCATGCGGTAGAAAGTGTGTACCAAACTTATACGGCTTACTTAATACATGAGCAGCGTAATGGTCAATTGATTTGCCACTAGCAGCATAATAATCTATTACATGGACTTCACCATGCACAACCTGATAAAAAAAGATGGCAGTATCATCAGAATAACCAAGATCCCATGCTGTATGCACTTGCACGTATCTATCATACTCTACACCGGTAATCCTACCATCAACTTCTGCTTGATACAGTTCCCTACCCCAAATAGCACCAGGTATTGCTGCATCAAAATCACATTCCATCTCTTGACGCCATGAATCTTCAGACAGTTCAGCCTTCAAAGCATTAAACTCTGACTGAGGCAATATGCCTGATTCACTAGCTGTTATTTTTAATGCTAACCAATCATCACTATGTTCAGCTCTGTTATACACTTCCCAGAACTGGTTACGGCCTTTAGGCGTACCAATAATAATTGCTTTACCTTGTCTATCCGCTAGTGCTGGCCGTAAGATGTAATTCCAGACACCTGGCTTCCAATCACCATACTCATCACATATTACAGCATCAAAGAACATACCACGTAAGGCATCAGCATTATCAGCACCAAACAGTTGAATCCTAGCACCATTCATAAAGTCTATACGTAACTCTGATTCGTTTACTGATACACCTTCTATTACTCTTGTAAACTGCTTGAAGTAATCCCATGCTACTGACTTTGCTTGACGATAGAAGGGAGCAATGTAAGCACCTCTAAAGTCTACTCTGTCAGTCTGTATTGCATCTCGTATTAAATGATTAACACAAGCTACTGTCTTTCCAGCCCTTCGGTGAGCAACAATACATGACCAGCGTTGTGTTGAATCATGTAAAGGTACAAATGCTTTTCTTGGTGAGTATTCAATTTCTATCAATCTACTTCACCAGTAGTTGCTTTCCATCCATACACTCTCATATCACCACTTACCTCTGTGGATTGTTCAATAGATTGTATAGACTTACCTTCAAGCCTATCGCCTATTTCTTTGAGTGCGCTTATATCACCGTCTAGTGCTTTAGAGATCAATGCTTTTGCTAGGTTAGCTAAGTTATCATCTTGAATGATTGCTTTACGAATAGCATCACTCCAAATCTTAGTCTTAACAGCGTTTTGATTTCCTTTTGGCGCACCAGGAGTAGTCCCAGACTTAGCCATAATTCTATCCTATTGATTATATATGTAACAAAACTTAATTAATTGATTTAAAAACTATTTAACCATCAATGCCATAGCTAATTTATGTGGCTTAGTCTTAACACCTTCATGAGCCATCTTCTTTGCTTGTGTCATGGGTATGCCTGTGCGTTTAGCTACCTCTGGTGAGTGAGCTGCTGCTTCAAATAATCTATGTTGTGCGCTGGAATAAGGAATTTTAGTTCTCCTACCATGTATTTGTAATTGACATTATATCAAATAATATTAGTTGTCAATGTTTTTACTTTTTCTTTATATATAGCCTTTAAGGTCTTTATGTCCTCAATGGTGTAATGCTTTGGCTCATGTTTACTTTCTAAATAATTGACTGCATCTATGCCAATCTTGCTAATAAGGTTAATTCTATATTCCACTATGTTTCCACTTAAATAATTGTTACAGGCACTACATTGTTTATGTACATTGATCTCATCAAACCTTAGTTCAGGATGTGCGCCAGTTGTTAGATAATGCCCTGCATGGTATTGGCCTGTATGAAATCGTTGGCAACTAATACAAGGTAAGTCTTTATCTCTTAGTCTGATGTATTGATTAAATACTGTCTGAGCTTCTTTAATCCACTCAGCCTTACTCTTTAACTGTGTCTTTAGTTCTTTAATTTCTTTACGTTCAGCCTTCTCTCTGACTGTTCTAGCATGGGTATAAGCACAAGTAGGACTACAAACAGATTGTAATGGTCTAGTAGGCTGATAGATTAGTCGGCATACCTTACATAACTTCTTTTTAATAGGCTTAGTTATCATCAAAATAAAAACCAATAGTCGCAGCCCATTCCTCTATCTGGTCTTGATAAATCCCCATGTCTTTTGTGGATAACTTTGTTGTACTCTTAATTAACTCTACCGATTCACCACCAATTTCATCTTGGTAACGTAAGAACTTCCATCCCATCAGATCGTGTACCTTATCCTGGTGTTCACCAATATATAGTCCTAAAGCATTATACAGTTTCCACAATCTAGAATTCTGCTCTATTGATCGTGATGTAGTTCTTATCTTAGCTGATACCACATAACCCAATGAAAGGTCTAAGGCTTGTAGTTTTGCAATTAAATAAGGTAAGTTACTTTTTGACAGGCTAAAGTTATTTATCATTATTAATCTCTAAGGCTTTCTGTTTTGCTTCATGTGCTGTATTAAAGTAACCATGATTCTTATTAAACTGACTGATACCATATTTAATACCACTAGGTGTAAAGTATTTAGCTATCAAGAACTCTCCACACTTAATACAGTAATTATCCAGCTTCAACCAAATCATTGTTTATCCTTTGACTGCTTTATTGTCTTTGACTGCACCAGTTAAGTTCTTATTAACAATAACTCTTAAACCCTTAAACCTTTAAAACCCTTGTTGTTATTAATATCGCTTCTGGTGAAAAGACATAGCTATCCTAAGATGTATGCCTTTAC